AACTTGTTCAGTCCATGAATTGTATACTACCCAACCTGTCTTGTATTGATAGTTAGTTACGCCACGTTGTGATCCAATCAAACTAATTTTTAGTCCTTTGTAACCACTGTCAATTTTTTCAACACTATATGGTTGAATGAATGCAATAACGACACCTACAACCGCAATTGCAATGCCTGTCATTAGACCTTTTGTACTGTCTTGTGAGATAGCACTGACAATTTTAATTCCTGCAATAATAAGGAAAATTCCAATAATAATACCTGTAATCATTTTAACTTGTTTTTAATTGTTTTGTTAATAAATTTAATAATTAATTCAATCTGCCAGACTGTGTAAATCAATGCAATGACTCCGGCTGCGCCACCTACATATTCGTTAATTTCTCGATTGATACAATACTCAAAAAACAGTGATATTGCAAACATGTATGCTAACAATGTTATGACAAGCAGTTTCCAATTCAATTGGATATCAAAAATATTTTTCATTTTCTTTTTTTTATATAATATGAAATTATTTTTCAATATCCAACCGCATTTCGCCTTTTTCTTTTAAGTAAATGTCAATTAAGTTTTTTGTTTTAACTAGATCCTGATTAAACTGACCTTTATGCCGACATCTAACAATGCGTTTAATGATGTCAAATTCATAGGTATTCAATTGCCACTCTTCCGCAAACTTATAAAGACTATCTTTGCCTTTGTAATGTGATTCGGTATTAATACTCATGATTAACAAATTATTGTTGTCCGTGGATCCGATATCGATGGATATGTATATGGACCTACAGGTGCAGTTGTTCCTGGCATTACCGGCCATTCTGGAGTCCATCCAACCGTATTTCGGTCTGGTGTTTTTTTATCAAATACTAAGTCTAGATGATCTTTTACTATTTGAAATTGTGTTGTAGTCAAATGATTCATAGTAGTTAACTCCATAAATCCTTGCAACCAGTAGGTAAATTGTTCTGGTGTCATTTTTTTACTCCTTTAATCATTGTTTTTATTTCACTTTCAGTATATCCATATAAACCTAGCAGACGGGTGCAACTTGTTTGATCCATTAATTCCACGTAGTCTGATGCTTCTGATTTACCAATGCTGTAATGCTCTGCTACCTGTGCGATTAATTTGTCTGAAAACTTTTCGTCTTTTTTGCCTTTTATGTATTTTGCAAACCCTTTGCTAGCTGGCAGGAATTCATAGTAAAGACGATATGTTTCTTTTGGTCGTAACAATCCGATTGTATATGTTTGTAACTCATTAATAATTTCTGTCAAGTCCTGACGCATAGATAACCATCTGTTAACAATGTATGGAGCAAATTTTGATTGATCCAATTCAGACCATTTGCTCCATTCTTTCTTTTTGTGTGTTACTCCGTCAATGAAATCAAAAATTGTTGCACCCTTTTTCTCGTCCGCCATGTTTATAGTTTATACTTAAGTTTATATTTTTCTTCGAATATTCCGCCAATTCCCATTTCTAATATAATTGCAGTGTCAGGAATTCCTGGCAATTTCTTTTCTAACACATCATCAATGCTTTTATTCCTAAATGTTTTCATTTTAGTTCGAGCATTGCTGCGATTAGAAGTTTTAAAAACAATTGTTATATTAGATTTATAATATGGTGCTGACATTATTTTTTTGCTTTAATTGTATACTCATATTTCTCCCAATAAATTTACAAACATAGCCATGATGTTGATTTCTTTGTCAACAACGCTAGCATCTTTAAATTGAGATTCTGCTATGATCAAAATGCATGGAGCAATATGTCCGTGAGCAAACTCATCTAAGCTATCATACAAGAATGTGTACATTGGCGTAAAATCTCTAACTTTGCTATCAGCAATAATTTGACGAATTTTAGTAAATGCCGCTTTCTTATCTTTAGCATTTTTCAACACATCGAGTACTTCGGTTAGATAATTTGCTTGAATTGCACTTGCCTTATCCAATTGCAATTTACCATTAACTACAGATGCTTGTGCTGCATTGATAGCTCGGCGAATATCTGGATATGATGCATTTATTATTGCAGCAACGTCTTTGATATCAAATTCAACCTCGTTTTCATTCAACACTGTAACTAATCGTTTTGCTACATCTGTTTTGTTTGGAGGTGTAATTGCAAATGTTTGACAACGTGATTGAATCGGGTCAATAATCTTTTCAACATAGTTGCATGTTAAAATAAAACGAGTTGTTTTGCTATATGTCTCCATCAAATTACGAAGTGCTGCTTGAGCATTCGGTGTTAAGTAATCACTTTCATCTAGTATAATGATTTTCCAACGACGAAATCCTACTGTTGATGCATATCTTTTAATCTTGTCGCGTACTGCATCTACTGAGTTTTCATCTGATGCATTTATATACATAACATCGGCGTCCACACTACCGGCAATGATTTTTGCCAACGTGGTCTTACCCGTGCCGGCCGGACCGTAAAACAATAAGTGAGGAACATCGCCATTATTGATAAAGATACCAACTTTTTCAATGATATGTTCATTTCCAATATATCCTTCTAATGTGCTTGGGCGAAATGATTCAACCCACAACGTATTTTCTGTGTTTCCGTACATGTTATTTACCTGTTGATCCAAATCCTCCTTCGCCTCGGTCAGTATCAGATAAGTTGCCTGATTCTGCTATTTCGATTTGCGGATATGGTAATATTAATAATTGTCCTACTCGATCACCTGGATGATAGATTGTTGCGTTTAATAAGCCATTTACTGGTCGAAATTTAAACATAATCTCACCACGATATCCCGAGTCTATGACGCCTACGTGATTGGTTAAATATAAATCAGTTTTGCTATTTGATGATCTAGGAAATATTAATCCTACATGTCCTTGTGGAATCTCAATTGCTAATCCTGTGCTATATGTAATATTGCCATGGCTATCTTTTTCCATAGCAGTTGCAGTCAGGTCCATTCCAGCATCCCCAGCTTTTGCATAACTAGGGATAACTGCGTCTGGATGTAATTTTTTTACTCGTACTTGCATATTAGTTTTGTAATTGAACTAACCAATAAGTTGAATCAAAATCAGCACCTGAGAAATTGATTCTTGCCAATCCTTCGGTTGAGATATGCAATTGACCAGCATCGCCTTTATTTGCAACTAAAATTTCTTTGAGTTTGTCAGCTGAGAAACAAATTGGCTCAATTGGATCTTTTCCTCCATCCATTTCAAATGAAATATTATCAGCATTCACTGTGGAATAATTGATGATGAATTTGATTTTGCCGTTTTGAACCTGAATTGCAAAATTCTTTGCATCTGGAATTGCATTTTTTGCTTTGATAAATTTGTTAACGAATTCATCATTTACTGGAATCGTTACAACATAATCAGGCTCAGCATTAATGGTTGGGACTGCTGGAATAACTGTGGTATCTGCTAACATGAAAGTTACTTGAGTATTTCCTTCTGTAATTTTCATTGCATAATTCTTACCAGATGAATCTTTTACATCAATATTGATGTTTTCACCCAATGCTCCTAGCATCTTTGTCAATGTTCCGGTATGATTGATTCCTAATGAACCTTTCATGAATGGAGTTGTTTTCCATTGAATTTTACCTACAACGGTTTGATCCATATCAATCAATTCACAATTGATTCCCGATGTATCTTCTTTTAAAATAACTGCTTCACAATTCCCTGCCAAATAGTAGCGATTGATGAATGATTGTAATTTGCTTTTTTCCATTTTATTATTTGATTAAAATTTAAAGTATTTATTAAAGTTTTCGGCATCCGTTGTTGATATAGAATCGCCTCCGAATTTTTTATATGTTTTAACATATGTTGAGTATATTTGCATAGCTTTGTCTGGATCTGCAAACATTTCATGTAGTGAAAGAATCACATTGAATAATTCACTTGGGATAGCAGTTTCCAACAATTCCACATGACTATCAACTAGTTTGTCAACATCTTTTGCCATATTAACATACAAGTGAGTGTTATGCACAACCATTCTAGGCATTCCTTCTTGTGAATTACGACACAATCCTTCTGGTGTTTTTCCACCTAAGTATTCATATGTAAAATCACGACATGCTGGACATTCTATACTGCAAGGTACATGTTTTGTTTTGTCAATTGTAATTTCACCTTCTTTGCCTTGTCTAGCATGAGATTTTCTACGATACTCAGCATTCTTAGGAAAATACAATTCCGTAAAGGTTTGTGTTTTATAATTTGTTGAATGAAGATATGTTCCATATACTGGATATTGACCTGGAGATGATGAATCCGTAGATAATTGAACTCTGCCATCAGTTAACTCATTCAATAACTTTTGCAAGGTTGACAAAATAAAGAAATCTGATATTTTGCTTATTCCTAGTAAATGTATGAATTCTACATGTTTCTTTTCAAATTCACGTTCTTTCAACATTAATGCAACCACATACATGAAGTCAACTAATTTTTTAGGACCTCCAATACACCAACCATTAAAATCAAAATCTTTGAATTTATGATACCATGTATTGTATTCCTCACTGTATGTTCCTTGAATCACATTCAGGAATTTAGTTTTACCTGATTGATGTTTCTCAAACCATTTAAAGTTATCAAATGAAATATCCATAGAATCTTGGAATCTATTTTCAAATGTTACTCGTGGCGGAATATCTAAATTTGCTGCAACATCACTATTGGCTTCTAACCAATGAAAGATCTTTTCGCGAATTGTTGAATCCCATTTCAATGCTCCGGTTGCAATCTGGAATCCTCCAGAATCACCAAACACTAATACTTCATCATCTAATCCCATTTGCTGACGGAAGTCCATTTTCTTATAATGGTGACCAGCTGTGATTAGGAAATATGGATGCCTCCATTCCTCAGGGTATTCTTTTGAAAAGAAACGCATCGTAGTACCATCGGTAAACTTTGTGTCCTTTTTAAAGGCTGAGACCATCGATCCTGCTGACAGTGATGGGTAGTAAATAAACTTTTTACTCATTGTAACCTTGTTGTTTTAATAAATATTTACAATATTCCAGCTCGTGCCAAACATTGATTTCTTGTTGATAATCATTTGCAATAATGTATGCCTCCATTCTTCGGCCAATATCTGCAATTTCTGCAAAATTATAAGTTGCACTAGAAATCTCTAGTTTAACTATACAATTCATTAATGTGTTTACCGCATCTTGTACTTGGAATGGTTGATACATTTGATGTGCTGGAATAAATTCTGGAAACGATCTAAAATTTGGAAATACAACATCGCAACCAAATGCTGTGGATTCTAATACGGTCCATGATACATAATCTTGCAATGAACTATTGAATTGAATCTTTGCGGTTGCTAATTCCGTGTAATATTCTTCTTTTGTTAGATTGCTTAACAATTTGAATCTAGGTTGTCTTTGGGCTAAAGCATTCATTTCTTCAATTACACCTGGCAACATTGATTTGAATGATTTACCGGAAGTTGTCACGTGCCATGTATAGTTTGGCATATTTTCTAAGAATTCCTCAGCAACTTGCAACATGAAGAATGGATTCTTTTCTTTGTCTAATCGACTTGAAAATACTACTTTGTTTTTCTTTTTAATCAAACCATGTTGTAATGCGTCTGAATAATTAGGCAATTTAGCCAAAGTCATGGCATGATGCAATGGCAATGATACTACATGGATTGGTGCTTTAAATCCTGCTTGTCGTAATTGGTCTCTGTGAATTGTAGATCCAACAAAGATTGCTGTCATTCGTTCATCTAAACCTAATTCATAATGACGCATCCAGTTGCGCATTGGCCAAGTAAAATCATACTCGTCAACACTTTGTGCATGTATCATTGCATAAACTTTGACTTTGATACCATACAAATCCAATGCGTACCAAATTGCATCCATTCCCGGAGTCCAATAATCCTGCAAGAAGATTACATCACCATCTTTAACTTGATCGTTATTGATCATATCCAAGAAATTGCTACATTGACTCATAGCAAATTTACCTCGCCCTACGGCATCTAACACGGCTCCAACTTTGATTTGCTGGTCTGGATCAAAATCTCCTGGGATATCAATAAATTCTAATTCACTTGCTGTTTCATATGGAGCAAATGTTGCTGGCATCCATTCCTTACTCAATTGGTAAGTATATCGAGCTTTAAGGGGCTCGAGCCCAAAGTAAAATACGTTTCTCATGTTATCTTTCAATTATTGCTCCGTTTTCCCAATCTTCCCAAACTTCAACTTTATACAAAGATGAAAATGCTTCTAGCAACCACTCACCAATCATTTCACATGACATAGAACCGAATTCTAATACATTGGTCGATTCCTTTGAGAACCCAACTCGAAGCGATTTTTGGATCTTTCGATTTAACAAAATAAATTCTTCATCTCGATCTGTATGTGTTACTGTTGCATAACAACGGAATCCAAACATATGACGGTGTCGATCTGAAAGGAATGCTACTTCTGGGAATATTTCTTTTGCATCTGGCCAATTGTGAAAGCCTTCGATGCTAAATGTTACTACTACACTATATTTCATAGTTCTTCATCAAATTTATAGTTATCTGGCTTAATTTCCATCATGTTACACTTGGTAATTTGATGAACACGATACCAACCAGCATCAATACTTAATGTATCGGTATCTTTTAGCAGTTGTACTGCAGGATCTTGTATGCGATAAATAATGTGGCATCTATTAACTAGGTCCACCGGAATGCTCTTTAAAGTAACCGTATCGGCTTCGATTGTAATTGCACAATTAGTTGTATCTAAGATATCTCGAATGATTGATACGCATTTCGGATTAACGTTACTATGAATTTGTTTCATGTATTCAATAGTAAAATAATAATGTGGATATTCGTTGTATTCTTTTACAACTAGTTTGTTGTCAACTAAATCTCTGACAAAGAATGTCATTATATCTGAATAGCGTCCTTCTACTTCTAGGCCACGCCACTGTTTCTTTCCGTACATTTATAACCTTTTTTATTTAATATAATGAATTTACTAATAATATCCAACCGGGTGTGCAGTAAAAAAGTGCTAACATTGCTGCTAGCACTTGAGTTTATTTAATATCTTTAAAAATATTAAGATGTATATGTTATTTTTCCGACTTCTTGTTTTTGTTTATTAAAGAATACAACTTCGCTTCCACCGTCTTCTATTTTAATATAAGTCCAATCATACTCTCCGCCATCTAATTCTCCAGAGTTAAAACTTGATTCAATTGATCGCACTGCACCAGTTTCCTTCCATTGAAAATCATAATATTTAGGTTGTATAGGAATATTATCAACCGATATTACTTTTCCATTATCATCAAAAGTAATTACTCCGGTTTTTTTATTCATGAAATATTTTTCATCAAATTTTATTGGATTTGTTTGTTCTGTTAAATTCTTTGTATTGAATCGTCGCATGTTTTCTGCTAGAATGTTTTT